AGAATTATTAAAAACATTTGCAATTTGAATTTGATTTACCACATTATATAATACCTTTGCATTGTAATTTATTTCTGGGTGCGTGTTATCATATTCATCTAAACTAAATACATATTGACGATTTAACAAAGTATTTAAATATCTATTCTCCATATTACCAGCTACTAATTCGTGAAATCTTGGTGGTATATATAATAAACTATTGTGCTGATATATTATATTATAACTTTCATATATCCTTAGAAACTCTTTTTCCGTATCAAGTTGTTTAGCAGTATAATATCTTAGCAGCTCGTCGTCGTACATAAATATTCTGAAACAACTGTCTCTCTTTATATTTGAACCTATGAATAGATGATCTAAATGCAAAAAATTAGTATATATTATAACCATTATAGCATTAACAATATTTGCTATATATTTATGCTCGTTTAATACGCCATTTGCATCGCAATTAGCCTCTAATTCATTACAATAATTATTAAATTCTTCTATATATATATCAATCTGCTTGGTAATAGTAGGAATTCTTTTTCTTTTTTCCTCCTCTGCTTTTTCTCTCTTGAGTCGCTCCTCCTCTTTCTTTTTTTCCTCTAATAACTTTTGCTTTTCTAAATCAATTAACTGACTAATATTTACTAATTTCTCAATTGTCTTTTTCAGTTCTGGATTATAATGAGTATAATAGCATTTTGATAAATAACTTTGAAGAACAATACTGTCAAGACCTATTTCTTTTTTTGTTATTGGGTTCATAACCTTAACATTTTTCAATTGTGCTGGCGTTTTATTGAGTGTTTTCTGTTCAATCTCCTCTACTAAATAAATACAATCAGCCGGTGATAGTAAATTAGAATTTTTATTCATATCCTTTACGGTTTTTGGTTTAAACGAAAGAGGTTTTGGTGCTGATAGAGCTGCTTGTGCTGCTTGCGCTACTTGAGCTACATACGCAGCATGCAGTGATCTTGGTGATTTGCCGGATCCTATACCTATATCTAAATAATATCCCAGTCCTTGAGCTCCCATCTTGAATACATACCCCTGCCGAGACCCTGCATTGGCAGCTTTGGATGGGGATACAGGAATAAATGCTGGTAAAGTTGGTGATTTTCGTGGTCCTCTTGCTGCTTGAGGAGAATTTGGTGAACGCGGTGATTTGCTTCCAGGAGGAGTAATGCTTTTTTGTCGTAAAGCAGCTTGCGCAGCTTGAGGAGAACGCGGTGAATTATTTCCTGACACCCCAGTATGCTTATTGATCAAATAGTATCCCAGTCCTTTGGAGCCCGTCTTGAAAACATACCCAGCTCTGGTTCCCGCATAGGCAACTTTGGACGGAGATACTGGTACAAAGGCTGGTAAAGTTGGTGATACTCGCTGCCCTCTTGCTGCTTGCACTGCTTGCGCTGCTTGCACTGCTTGTGCGGCTTGAGGAGATCGTGGTGAGCTGTTTTTCTTTACACGCGATGATACATCAAATAAATAATCAACATCTATAAATTTTAAAATGTGCTCTTTATATGTTAAATTTAAAGAATTTATTGTTTTCTTATTATCACCCCACTGATAATATAATTTAGATAAAAAACTAATAATAATATCACTTGATCTATTGATTTCTTTAGTTGTTATTGGATTAACCCAATAATCATCTTTATCTTCATATAAAAAATTAAGTAGATCTTCGCAATCTTCTATAGTTATCTCATCGTATTTACTATAAAGTTTATTTAATTTAGGATTTTTTGTTTTTACTTTTATCCTGGTAATATTTGACATTCTACTAATATATACTAATATATTATTACTATATGTAAAAAATAATTAAATCAATATTACAGAAACCATATATTAAGCAGTTGCTTCATCAGTACCACCAGAACCAGCTGCAACTTTGCTCTCATTCCAATTTATAGCTGCTTGTTTCATCAAGTCTTTTCTCTCTTTATCAGGAAATTCTGTAATTAAACGAGCCATCTCATCTTTGATAAACAAATTATACTTACTCGGTTGTTTTTTAATAACTACACCATCACTATCTACCTTTACTGCACGCTTTTTACTTTGTCCTATTTTTAAAGCATCCTTAAAAACAGATACTGCAATTTTCTTTATGTCATCAAGCGTATATTCTGTGTCATCATCAAATGATGATTGTAGACACTCCCTAATTTTTTTTCCAGACACATTTTTTGAAGAACTCATTATATTTACTTATAGACCATTAAGTTTTATATAATTTTATATATATTAATATAATAATAGGTATTGAAAAATGAGTGTGATGAATTATAAAGAATATATGGACAATTTAACTGCCATATTTGATGCCTATGGTGAATTAATATACTTATGTAATAATTTTGATACTTCAAGAATAAATGACCTCTTTATAAATATTATTCAAAATTATGATTATCATACAAATGAGATAGATATTATTCATATCAATGAGGACGAACAAGCAGAACTTCATGATATAATAATTCAAACAAAAGAATATACAGAAATGTTAGAGTTTGTTGAAAATAATTTTAAAAAAATTATAACAAAATACAATCTATTTGAAAAGAAAATAAAGTCTTTTAAAGAAAAATATATAGAAATTGACAAAGAAAAGCTTGGAGATGATCAAAAACTTATTGATGATAATTTAAAAAGTCAACTAAATACTTATTATTTTAATTTAAAAGACTTATGTAGAGAATTAAATAATATAACAAAAACAACAAAAACAACAAAAACAACAAAAACAAGTAAAGTTACTTTCAATATTTTACCTATTACAACGACTAATACAATAATAACAATGGGTTTATACAAACTATTTAAAATGATGATAAAAAGTTTACAAGTTATTGATAGTTACGAAGATGATATTTCTGCTAAAGATACAAAAGCAATTAAAGCTAACTTCAATATTATATTGACAAAATTAATTGAACAATTTAATGAAGATATTGAAAATAATAAAAATAATATTCAAAATATAATTACAAAGATTAAAGAAGAAATACCAGCCGAACATCAAGGTAAAGAAGATGAAGTAGAGGTAGAAGAGGAAGAAGATGAAGAAGATGAAGAGGAAGATGAAGAGGAAGATGAAAAATATGATGAAGACGAAGATGTTAAGAAAAATGTTGAGAAAAATAAAGATAATAAAGAGGGGAATGGTGAAAACGAAGATGATGAAGATGACGAAGATGATGAAAAAGGTAAAGGTACACCACCAGAAGATGATGAACGCGTTTTTAATTTTGAATATGTAGGTAATTCATGCTATGTACATACAGCATTACAATTAATAATAGATAATGAGGATTTATGTACTGAAATTACAAATTTCATGAGTAATAATGAATATGATGCACAAGAGGATATGATGAGACCCGCAAAATATCCATTACAACTTTTAAGTAATATAATAAATTTTTATAATGATAACAAGACTGAAATAGGTGGAAAGAAAATAAAATCTTACAAACAAATTAGTGAACCATTAAGGGATTATTTACATAAAACAAACCAAGAAGCCTTCCCTAAAAAGAGTGAAGGAGAACCACTTGAAGTTTTTAATTATTGCATTAAAAACTTAAAAGAGTTGAATGTACCTAAATATGATACATATGAATTCAAACTAAAAAATAAAGTAAAAAATAATAATAGTGCCTGGGTAAATGATAATATACGAGATAAATTATTGGAAGATCAATCCGTATCTCCAATATTACAGTTGACATTTAAAAATGTTCCTGACGATAATACAAAAAAAATAACATTAAGTGATTTAATTGATTTAAATATAGGAAACAGACTTCCAGGAGATCTTGCGTCGCCAAAACTTGTCGGATATGACCCCACAAACCCAAAATATGAACCAGGCAATACGGTAAGAGAAGAAAAAGATTATAATGATACAGACCGTTTAGAATCGTTTTTTATATCACCTATGTGCAAAGATTTAGTAATTTTTATAGAACGCAGACAGTTCGCTGACGGTGGTAAATTATCAAACAAAGATGTACTATTGTCTAAAATTATAACTTTAAAAACTTTGATAAATGAAGACGATGAAAATCATATGGATGTTAACTATAAATTAAAAGGATTTGCATATTACAATGGTGGCCATTATGTATATTATAAATTATTATCTAATGATAAATGGGTTAAATTAAATGATACTGTTCCTTTAAATGGCGAACTCATAGATGAATCCAATTTACCAACAGACGGTGGTACTATGTATTATTATAAGAAAATGGATGACAACACACCTGATATAAAGGTTTCAAAAGTTCCACTTATTATACCGCAAAAACAACCACAAATCAGTTTACTTTCATGGAATTTACATTATAGTATTTTTAAAAGAAACGATAATAATGGTCTATATGAAAATAATTATTTAAATTATACAGATAGAAGAAATATTATATCTATTTTATTAAATTCGGGTAATTATGATATTATATGCTTACAGGAAACTAAAGATATAAATGAGTTACATAATAAATACAAAGTTATAAATAATGTTGAATCTTTCAATTTAGCAAGCATATTTTATAAAACAGATAGATTTGTTGAAAAATCTACCGAATATCATTATCATAAAAAAATAGATGGTCAGGAAGATAGTGACTTAATATTCAGTGATAACAGTAATAAAGATATAACAAAAGATGATCTTTACTGGAGACCAATAATAAAAACTATATTAGAAGATAAAGAAACCAAAGAACAATTTATGATAATTAATATATGGGGTATACATATAAATGATATTAAACAAAGCCAACAAATTATTGATTACTTAATAAATATAACTAAAGATTCAAACATAAGAATCATAATATGCGGGGATATGAATGAATTTAGCACAATAAAAAAACTTGAATTGAATAGCTATGCATTTGATACTTTCAAAGTAATGAATGTTACACATACATGTTGTTTTGTTGAAAATGAAATATTAGAAGAAAAAATTAAAGAAAATTTTGAAAAGGGTTTTAATGATATATCATTTACTATGATGTTAGATAATAACCCTGATATAACCAATTCCCCCTTAGTAACAATTAGTGATAAACATACATATTCTGATCATTTATCAGTAAACTATATATTTACATTAAAATCACCGGGAGCACAAGCAGCACAAGGAGCAGTCGGAGCACCTGTAAAACCAGCAAAACCAGGAGCACATGTAAAACCAGTAACAGTACCTGTAAAACCAGTAACAGCACCAGCAAAACCAGGAGCACAAGCAGCACCAGCAAAACCAGCAAAACCAGCACCAGCACCAGCAAACCAAGATGCAGAAGAATTTACAAAATTTAATTTTGATGATTTTATTATAAATAATAGTTGGCAAAAAGGAAAAAGTGCATTTAATATGCAACATCCCGAATTTTATACAACTTTAATCGCTAAAGCAAAAAATAAGATGGAAAACACAAAATTTTATCTAACTAATGGCACAAACTATTTATTGGAGCCTGGTTGGTCTGGAACAAATGATGCTATAACTGCAATTTCTGATGATTTTTTTATTGTTAAAAATTACCAACCGATTTATCATATTGGTCATTTAGGTGGTAAAAAATTCTTATTTGATAGAGCGGGTCCAGATTTACTTACTACAAACATGGAATTAGATATTTTAATTAAAGAACAACCCCACAAATTTGTTGATGCGACCAAATATACAGGTGCCACATTTTATATACCATCTCGTGATAATTTTAAATGGAATAATGAATTAGATTGGCCAACTGGCCAATCTAATAAAAAGATTAAAACTAATTTTAACCAATATAATATACAAGGTGTATATCATCTCAAAGGTTGGGCCTTTAGAAGAGAAAAATATTATGAAATTGATCCTTACAATAATCCAATTATAACTAATAAGAATAATATAAATAAATTATTAATAGAAGAATCAAAAGAATATAAAAATTTAGTTACAGCTTATTATAAAGCAATCCTTGACCATTTCTTTGAATTTGTAAAGAAGGAAAACCCTGGCACAATGTCAATATTACATTTGTGTCAAGTTCCAGGCGAACAGTTCCATGCTACTGATATAACAAAAAATTTATTTGTATATACAATATATATATATATATTTAGTAATCGCATACTATTAGAACCTATAAAAGATAAATTTAAAATATCAATTGATCATGATAAACTTAACCTATCTAAAAAAGACTATGACGAATATGTATCATTCCAAAACAAATATTCAAATGAATTCTTACTTAAATCAGATATATTAAAGTAAAAAAACTCATTAATTCCTTCCACTCCGTAGCTCTGCTACTTCAAGTCTCAATTCATTTATTTCTTTTTTAAGAGCTTTTATTGATTCTACAAATAATGGCGCCAATTTTTCATAGCAGATTGTTAAGTAATTATCACCACTTTTAGATACAATATTATTATAGTCATCGCACATCATATCAAACGGTGCGATTTTAACAATTTCAGGCAGAATACTTTGAACTTCTTGAGCACTTAGACCAATATCAGGTGTTTTCGTAAATCCATATCGTAATGCCAATTCATTAGGTATATAATGAAACCCGTTTAATTTATTAATCAAATCTATTGGATTCGCTATGTTTGATGTATGATTCTTTAATCTATTGTCTGAAAATGAACTTATCACACCTCCAGAAGCAATAATACCACCATCAACAGTTAGCCTATCTATGTTGCATGTAGTTCCTATTGATATATTATTAAGAGTGTATACACTATTTTCCCCAAAAAACCATGCATTCCTAATATTATTTATAGTTGATGCTAATCTATTACTTGACAATAATACATAATTACTGTTATTCACATCATTTATACGCATTATATTATTAAGACCGCTCACTTCATCATCTATTTTTTTAGAATTGATATTGCTCGCTGATAATACATAATTGCTCGTATCTAATATTATATCTCTATTATTTTTAAAATATGTCCCAGTAATTTTGATATCGCCATTATTCCCCAGAGTATATACATTGCCATTCCTATTAGATGCCCTAATAATATCATTTAGTAAGTCATTCTGTTTTATATTTAGTGCAACAGTTGTATTATTTGCATTATTTATTTCAAGTCGTTCCGTTGTATATACTTCCGTTTCTAATGTAGTGCTTGCACCAAGAACTATTAAATTAGAACTTACAGTCAAATCTCCGCGCACAAGCAGAGTATTATTATACACATTATTAACAATAAACTTATTAGCCGCTACATTATTTTCTGTAATCATATCTGTCGTTAAATTTGTTATCCTCCTTGAAATAATATTGCTCGTTGACAATACATAATTGCTCATAATACTTTCATTTAAATTAGCTTTCTCTATCAAGATATTACTTGTGGAAAATACATAGTTACTACTATTTCTATCATTGAAGTTTGCTTTTGCTACCAAGATATTACTTGTAGATAATACATAGTTACTCATATTATTATCATTGAAGTTCGCTTTTTCTACCAATATATTACTTGTAGATAATACATAGTTACTACTATTTCTATCATTAAAGTTCGCTTTTGTAACCAAAATATTACTTGTAGATAATACATAATTGCTACTATTTCTATCATTAAAGTTTGCTTTTGTCACCAAGATATTGCTTGTAGATAATACATAGTTACTGCTATTTCTATCATTCAAGTTTGCTTTTGCAACCAATGTGTTATTCGTGGATAATACATAATTACTCATACTGAGCTCATTGTAATCTATGTTGGTAATTATAGTATCTACACTTGATAATAGTAAATTACTATTATTTGTTTCCAAACTTGATATCTTTCTATCAAGATCTTCTATAACATTTTTACCCTTTATGTCAAATATATTTCCACTAATAAATAAGTCGTTACTTGTACTTACATTCCCATAAAACTGAATATTACCAAGTCTATCAATAAGTAATTGCGGATGCTCAAACTGATTATCACTATAACTAAACTTCAAATTTCCATCATAACTATATATTTCATTTATTAAACTGGTTCTGTCAATATAATCATCTCTTATAGCACTTGCTAATATAATATGAGGCTTTATTTTACTTTTATTATAGTTTGTAAGCTGTATATTAATGTTGCAATTATTCACATATTTCCTGTAATACTGATCAATAATAATAGTATTACTTAAACCTGCTCCATATTTTGCAAACTCCTCAAATACATCATTGATATACAAATTAGAGCTTACATGTATTAACTCATTTTTATAACGATCATCTATAAACTCATTAGAAGTCCTTATGTTTATTATGTTAGATATATTATTATAACTGGTACCATTATTATAATATATAATATTTGAATTATAATTAATAATATAATTACTATTTGATAGCGTATTAGGGACAATATTAGAACTATTGATATTTAAATAGTTTGTCCTAAAAATAGCAAACTTACCTTGATAAGTATATGCGTCGTTATTGTAACGCACAAAATTTGAAGTTGTTGCATTAATATATAAATTAGATATTGAATTGATGTCGTCTAATTTTATTGTATTTTTATTTACAAATAACTTAGATACATTCCAATTGGTGCTAACTTGTGGCAAATAGGTGTATATCTCATTTGTAAGTGATATTATATTACTACTGGTATTCGTATTTCTCACTAAGGAATAATTAGATGTAAAAACAGTGTTTGATGTTGTTATCCCAGTTAAATACGATGGAATATTATAAATATTATTAAATATACACGAAAAATAGTAATTTCGGCTTATAATATTATTATTCAAAGTTATATTAAAAATATTAGATGTTGGATTATTAACATACTGTATTTCATTAAGATTTATTATTTTATTATTAGGTTCTTTTAATTCTGCTGACATATTAAATAGATATTTGCCATCTCCTGAATTAATATTCTCGCTATTAAAATTAACTCTAAATCGTGGAACAGTATTTACAGTTGTATTGTTAGTAAATGTAGTAGTATAATTGCTATTGATAATATTTGCATTATTTTCATTAAATTTAAATGTCAAATTAATATTGGAATGTATAGATAAATATGATATCTGCTTAACGGTGCTTAGAGTTTTATATACTACTCTATTATAAATATCTAATTTGTTTCCATAAATATCATATGGTGGTACTGAAACATTTGAAATATTATAATTAAACTTAGTATCATATATCTTAGTCGTATTATCCCAATTATTAGTATTTGCTGGTAGAGTTAAAGGTGTTAATGCTAAATTACTACTGTTAATTGCACCAATAGTATATATAAAGTCCTTTGTATATCGTGCATTTATTAACATTGTCTGTTCATCATATTCACTATTAATTGACATTGTTTGCATAGGGTTGGGTTCATTGAATCCATACCTAACACCATCACGCAAATTATTAGCATTTGTATAGGGATCAATAGTAAATATATTTACAATGTCGCTTGGCCGAGGTTCCTTAATATCAAGATCTGTGATAGCAACATCTATTGTGAATTTGTGATTATTATTATCATCACCCGATGATAATACTTTGAATTTATTGCGGTCCCCTGTAATATTAACTAAATTTATTTTTATAGGATTATCAAGGTTCGTTATTTGCAACCCGCATTTATTATCGTCGTCAATATGCAAACTTATATTACTATTGTATCCACTATGGGATTGCCCTAAATGCATATAAGTTTTTGAAAAACTATTATTAAACTCAACAAATGGATTGTAAAAATCATTATTGTTGTCATTCTTGTAGTAGCTGAATGTCAAGCTTGTATTACTGGTATTCTTGTTTGCTACACGGAACTCTATCATATTATTAATATTTTCATGATAATCGTCAAATCCTGTTGTAAAATTATTATTGTTATAAATACCTAATTCTAATGATGAATAACGCGAAATATTACTTGAATATGTAATAAACTTAGCAGCCGAGTAATTTTCATTATTTTGCTTTACAACAAAAGGGATCGCGTCATTTACTATTGAATCCACTATAATTGACTTGATAGGTTTGAAAATGATATTCTTGCCAGAATATTCAATATCATCATGGTCTATTATATTTTTGTAAATAATATTAGAAGCAGACACAACATCAATATATTTTGATAATTCTGCGAGACCTTCTAATTTTTTAAGGCGATAGTTGAAGTTATTGCTACCACTATCTATAATGTTAACATTACCATATACATCCAAATCACCATAGATAGATACTGCAGTATTTGTTCCTTCTTTAAGAAAATCATATGTGACATTAGGATTATTGAAATCAATATGGTAATTTGAATTCAAATTATTATAATACATGGACATCCCGAATGTTGTTGGCTCTATTGTTTTATTAGTATATCCAATTTGTAGTGGTCCAATTCTCTTTACATCGCGTGAATCAATATCATTAAATTTATGATTTTTATAAATAAACCATCTCTCCAAATCTCGGTCTTCGCCTAAATCTCTATCGTATTCGCATATATCAAGACCGCTATAATCTGCATTATTATGAACACCGCCACCACGCACACCTCTATATATCCTTATTACAGAGTTATTATAATCTTCAATATTTGTATTGCGTATCTGTAATGGTAAATTTACATCTTCACCTCCCCATCCAAGTGCTATTTTTTTATTTGTATAAAAAGCATCAGGAACATTAGTGACCTGTAAAGTTTCTATTAGCTTATCATTTTGATAATATTTGTCACTATTAATCCCTTGCTTTACATTTAATCCTTGCATTTTTGAAGCATATGCTGTAATGTTATCATAATTAATGCAGTATTTATAGGTATTCTCATTGTATATGTTAAAATAATTCTTATAGGGATTATGAACAAACCCGGCCATTTTTGTAATCACATCGTCTTTGTAAACATAATAATCAGTAGCTGACAGTTTGCCATTAACATCTAAATGAATATCTTGGTGCGGGGTCTTCACATTTATTCCAACGCCATTATTTGTAATAGCAAGCATTGGAGGTGTATTAATAAGATTTGGAAGAAATACATTATTTTGCAATTTTGTAATATCATAAGAAGGATAAAAATATATATTATGCTTTTTGCCTTCAATATTATTAGTATTGATTAACAAACTATTATCGTAGAAATCCAGGTAAGAAAGCCGTCCGACATTTGCAATATAATAGTCGGCATTTACTTTTTCCTGCATAATGACCTCAAAATTATTATTTGAACTTTTTGTTTTAAATATGTTAACAACACCAGTAAATCCTTCACCTAAATTAGGGCCAACGCTCAATTTATTAGGAAAACTTATATTACGATTAGCATCAAGATTTGCTATATTGCTATGGACATATGTAAAGAAGTATTTGTTACCGTTATCAGTATTGCTGGTTATTGTCGTATATCCTAATGTCTCGTCACTAATATTTATAGGATTAATGCGAATACCACCTACAAATAAATCATTTTCAACATTCAATCTATTCATTGATAATGTTGTCGTATTGAGAAAATTTATGTCTCCCTTAAAAACTGCACTATTATTTATGACAATATTTTCAACATTTGCGCCACCAACATCTAACCTATCTGATACAGTAATATATTTAGAATTTATTCCATTATTTACTGATATATTATTAAATGAATAATTGCAACCATAAAATGTTCCAGCACTTATCTGTGATGGTCTAATAATTCCCACACCATCTGCACGAATATACACGGAGTCCATATGCTTATAATCATTTGTAAAATTATCAAATATAATGATATCATCAAACTTAGCAGTCCCTCTCACATCAAATCGTGTCTGCTTATTAATAGTTATATTTGAACTAACACCGTTATTTAATACATTCTTGTAATATGTCATATAATCTGCCAAATTTTTTCCAATACATACATTTCCATTGTTATCAATTGTCATAGCAGCATATTGTGTGTCATTTAAATATGAAGGGACTGCATTCCTATTATATAGCGAATTAATCTCTGCCGAAGATTTATTAACATGAAATTCTAAGGGCATCCCTTTTGTTGTTGCAATAACAGCAGGTGATATGTTACTCCCGCCAATAATACCAATACTAAGCTTTGATAATTCTTTAGTGGTGGTATTATATGTGTCATTTCGGAGTGCTAAATGAATATTGTTAAAGTCGTTGTTAGGCGTTGAATTGATATTCAAAGGATGCTGATTATATGCGGTGTCAACTAAGCCGCCTAATGTTAGATAATTTGGCGTATATATATTATTAACAGGATATTTGACATCATATAAATTGTTAAAATATGTTACTATACCAGTTTTAAAGGGCTGTGATTGCGATAGAACATTAATACTTTGTATGAGATCTGTTACAGTATTACTACCAATCTCTCCTTTAATAGATATATTGCTGAATTGTATTCCATGTGCACTAATCATACCATCACACTGAATATTTCTATTAATATAAAGTGATGCATTGGGATCCCGATAATTAGAGTTAATATTACGAGTAGTATTTATAGCGACACCCTGATGATTAACATACATATTCCATTTAGTATCATATTGATTGCTATTATAGTCTGCGGTTCCTTGTCCATCTCCTACCACTAAATATTCGTTGTTATCTAATGTTAAACGCTGAATATCTCCTATCGTATTAATCCCGATACCTAATGAATCAACTTTAATAATTGGTTCAGTGCCTTGAATAATAAAATCATCCATTATACTATATATAAGTCTATTTTATTCTATTTAAAAGAAATAAACAATTAATATTTATATAATAAAATGATATAATAAAAAACTGATATTAATATATTAGTAAATAACTTATTATTACTTTTAAAATGAAACGCATACAAGGGATACATAACAAAACAAAGGATGTTGAAATCATAAATCAGCCCTATAATAATAAGAATGTTCTCCTTCAAAGCAATGACTTGATTGAGATATTTAATAATAATGGGTTAAATAACATAAAGTTTAAAAATATTGATTTGTATCGCGTTGCATTTGTTCATAAATCATACTGTACAATGAAAAATATTGATTTTGATAAAAGTAATATTAACTGTCCTGGTGATTGCTTGCCACTACAGGATATGTCTTATGAACGCCTTGAATTTCTTGGTGATTCACTAATAGGTATGATTGTAGCAAATTATTTGTATAATAGATTTCCAGACCAGAACGAGGGGTTTCTTTCAAAAATTAGGACAAAAATAGTGAATGGCCGAATGCTTGGTTATTTGTCAGACAAAATAGGTTTTCCAAAGTTTGCTATAATATCTAAGCAAGTTGAGGAATCAGGTGGCCGAAATAATTTTAAAATTATGGAGGACATATTTGAGGCGTTTATAGGCGCTCTATTCCTTGATTTTCAAACGGAGAGCGACAAGGTTCTGCTACCGAACAGTATTAATATATCTCCCTTTACGGGAGCTGGCTACTTCATAGTTGAGAGTTTTATTATATATATTATAGAAAATTATATTGACTTTTGCGAATTAATTAGAATTAAGAATAATTATAAGGATATGCTTGTATCTTATATGATGCATAACCTCCAAGATATACCTAAATTTTACGAAGTCAAGATATTGATGAAAGATAATGTTCGTGTATTCACCTATTGTATAAAAGATAGGAACAACGCAATTATTGCTACATCTACTGGTAATAATAAGAAGGAGGCAGAGAATAACGCAGCAAAGGAGGCGCTTATATATTATAATGTGGATATTTGTGAGTATAATTCAAATATATAAAGATATTATAGAAACAAAAATATATTGTCTATATCTTTATGGATACATTGAATATTACACATCTTGTTTTATCTGGGGGAGGTATGCGAGGTGTAATATTCATAGGTGCGCTTAGATATTTATATATTGAAAATTTACATAAAAACATTACACATATTGCAGCAAATTCAATAGGTTCATTTGTAGCTCTTTTTATTACTTTCAAGCTTACAATTGAAGAAATAGAGACAATTATTTATAATTCTATAGGTGATACTAATCTATGCAATATACCCACTAAGAATTATTATAGACTTATATCAAACTTAGGTTTATGTTCTATAACACATTTTATGGAACATTTAAGAAAAATATTGCGTATCAAATATCCCGAAATGAAAGACATAACTTTTAAGGAGGCTTCTAAAAAGTTTGGAATTAATTTATATTTTTCAACTACAAATATTAATAGATGCGAGAATCGTATTTTTTCTATTGAGGATACTCCTGATATATCAATATTTACTGCATGTGAAGCATCAATGGCTATACCATTGATATTTAACCCTATTGTGATTGATGGTGAATATTATTATGATGGCGCATTTACAAATAACTTTCCTATGAAAATATTCTCACATATATCCCAAGAAAATATAATTGGAATGGTATTATATAAGGAAAGAGAAAAATATAAGCCTCCTAAGACAAAGATAAATATTTTTTTCATATTAAGACAAATTTGTAGAATGTTTGAAATATTACGCGTTAATCAAGTAACAATAGGGGAGATAAAAGAGGAAGACAAGGAGTATTATTTTATGCCTAAAAATATAACATTGCAGCATTCTATGAATGTCATAGTCAATAGAAAAGGTGTTTGTTTAGAATTATCAAGTGATCAAGTTGATGAAATGATATTATATGGATTTAGTAGTATGGCTGAGTATATTGATAAGCGAAAAGAGTTATTATATAATAAAAATAAAGTAAGGCTGCGAGAAAACAGCGAATTATATAACTGATCTTGTTGGTTAATGTCTTGTTGCTGGTCTTGTTTTTAATACTCGTGGTACTTGAGATACTCGGGAAGATTGAGATACTCTGGGTATTTGTGATACTCGTGGTACTTGAGATACTCGTGGTTCTTGAGATACTCGGGGAGATTGTGATACTCGTGGTTCTTGAGATACTCGTCGTACTCTGGGAAATTGCGAGGTGTTCATTTTAACTCTTCTAAGTAATACTGGTGCAATATTTGTAAAAGTTTTAGGTTTTCTATATCCTTCGTTAATACATAATTCATCAACTGTTTGAATTCTATTACGCAGATGCGGTTGATGCTGCAGATGCTGCGGATACTGAGTATACGCAGTGTATGCTCTTCTATTGGCTGTTACAGAACGAGGATGGAGCCGCATAGGTTGATGCTGTACTTCAAATGCAACTCTTTGATTATTTCTATGAATAGGATATTGATATTGGTGTAATCCTCTCAAATATACTCCCCCTGATAATCTATTTTGTTGTTGCATTGGTTTAACTTTGTTTTTCTTTCCCTTTATTTGAGTAAATTCAAGTGTTTTTTTTAATAGTATATCCATTCTAATATATTACATATAATTATATAATTATATATATTATTATTATAGTATTATAATGAATAATAATGAAGAACCATATATATTCCTCTTAGATTTAGATGGAACTATTATAGGTGATTGTAGTTATCAATGTGATATTTATAATATACAGGAAATAATAAAAAAAAATATTATATTAAAAAACAATAATATACAATTAGGAAATCTCGTAAAATATAAATCATTGTGTGATAAGATGCTTGACAACTGCTATGATATGCAATCTAAATTATTAAGACCTCATTTTACTACATTTATGACAGAGATGAAAAAGAAGTTTCCAAATAGTTTTTTCTTTATTTATACAGCTTCAGAAAAAACCTGGGCAAATAAAGAAATATTAATTATAGAAAAGCAAAATAATATTAAGTTTAACCGACCTATATTTACAAGAGATAATTGCTTAAAAGATGCGTCCGGTAATATTAAAAAGTCTGTAAATAAAATAATGCCTCAATTATTAAAGTCAATAAAAATGCCAAAGACGCATTCAATAGCTAATAATATAATTATTATAGATAATAATCCAACATTTGTAGATTATACTGATCACCTTCTAATTTGCCCTACATATGATTATCTAAAGTTTCATAATTTGTGGGAGAATATTCCACAAGAATATGCTAAAATATCTGAACTGAAGCATTTTGTTTCAAAATTAATCTCAAATAAAAAACTATATATTAAAAATAATCCTTCAAATACTATAATATTAGAGAAATTACATAGATGGCTCTATAGAAAATATAGAAAGATAAATAAATATAATAATAAATATACAAACGATTCATTCTGGTTAAATCTTGCAACTTTGATTAAACACCATAATATAACTGTATTCAATAAAAAAAATATCAATATGTTACATAAAAGTTTGTAAAGGAATGTAAAGGAATGCAATCAATATATAAATATATGTTTTCTACTATATATATCTGTTAAAATGATATATATAAGTTTTGACATTGGTATTAAAAATCTTGCCCTCTGTATTTTAAAACAGACTGATGGAGTTGCTGAAGAAATACAGATAATAGATTGGAGAATAATAGCATTGGCAGATAAAAAGAAGGATATCAAAGGAATTGATGATATTGCAGAGCGAATATACATAGAACTTGACAATATTATTGGTTATTTAAAAGGTAAGGGAATTGACAGTATTAATTATGTATTGATTGAGAACCAGCCATCAAACCTAAATGGAATAATGAAAACAATCCAATATATTATATACTGCTATTTCAGTCTATTAAAATACTGGGATAAAATGATAGATAATGTGGTTCTTGTTAATGCATCACTAAAGACCAAAACACATGACTATAAACCCGACATACAAGTTAAAATGGATGAAACAAAAAAGACTAAAAACTCTAAAGGATTTCGTAGTGATAAATATAAAATGAACAAACAAACCAGTATTGAAATATGCAAGCATTATATTAAAGACGATGAGAGTTTATGTAATATTTTTGACAATAACAAAAAAAAAGACGATTTATGTGATGCCTGCTTACAAGCGGTCGCTTATATAAGGACAAATAACCCTGATGCAGTAAGTAAAGGCGCTTATAATAAATTGTCTTTTGAGGATATTAGGGATGTACAGAATGTACAGAATGTAGAACCAAAAATGAATAGTTTATTTTCATATACTATAAATAACCCTAATAATTTAGTAATTGTAGATTTTTGCGATGAATACAATGTAATACCATTTGGTCATAGATGTTCTTCGGCGCTTGCTTGCAAATATAGCAATCTTCGTAAATATTCGCTTCCATTTGATTGGGTGATACCATTGTATCCTAAAAAAATTAAAGAGATATTAGAAAATAATTTTGAAGATTTTATACCTGATGTACACCGAAATATATTTCATAATAAATATAATGTATCACTAAAGCATTTTAATTCCAATATAACTGCAGGTATTGAAGAATATAATAGGAGAATTGAAAGGTTTAACAAGGTTATTATTGAACCGAATACAAAATATTTTGTTTATATAAATGAAGATTATTTATACGAAGAAGCTTATCGTAATGATGATTTAAATGACGCTATTTTCAATGAAATGCTTGAATTAGAAAATTACTTAAGGGATAAATATAAAGGTATTGAATATCGTATATTATATTTTAATTTCAAATGTCATAAAATACCAAGCAGCTCTAATATAGTTCAAGTATTACTAAATACTACTGCGATATTTGATAATAGGAAGACAGCGCCTTTTGAAGACTTTAGAGATTATTGTGGAAAAATATTAGCAGAATTATTCAAAACAACTTTAACCTTAAATAGATATAAGGAGGATATATTTAATAATTAGGGAAAATATTATATGATAATTGTTTGAATTATTTTGTAATATACAGACAAAATATTTTTTATATCATATTATATTAGAAAGATATATCATATGGCTGAAAGTTGTTCTGCTGCAAGTGTTGGAGGTGCTAAGAAACGCAAGCTAACACCCTATAACAAGTTTGTAAAAAAGATGTACAAGGAGCTTCACAAGAAATTCCCCAATGATAGTGCGCCACAAATTATGAAAAAAATTGGTGTGGAATGGAGAAAAACTAAAAAGTAAAAAATCTATTCTAATATTATACTGTAATAGCGCGTGCTATAGTAGCCAATCTCGGTTTTCTTGAAGAATTTTTAGGCGTTGTAGCTGTTTTAGGTTTTGTAGGTGGTTTGGGTTTTGTAGGCATCGTAGCTGTCGTAGCTGTTTTAGGTTTTGTAGGTGGTTTGGGTGTTTTAGGTTTTGTAGGTGTTTTAGGTGGTTTGGGTGTTTTAGGTTTTGTAGGTGTTTTAGGTGTTTTAGGTAATTTTTTTAATTGAAACTCTTTATTTACAGTTTCAACTTTAGCTTTGCTTTTACTTTTAGATCTATTGCCTCCAATAGACATAGCTGTCTTAGCAGCAATAGCATCCGCTTCAGCATCATCAGCAGCAACAGTAGCAACAAACTTCTTACCAGAAGTATATTTTTTGTATTCAATATCCCAAATGTGAGCAATATCATCATAATTACCAGGCAATATACCATTTAATTGTTTCCATTTTACAATTGCTTTAGTTCCTTCTAATGCTTTTCCTTTTTTTCCAACATCTACTCCTTTCTTCCACCAACTAAATCCCAATAGCTTTTTAGTTCTTTCTATCCACCAGTCAGGTGGTGGTTTATTCCATCCTTTTGGATCTATATAATCTTTTTCTTCCGAATGTAAGACATCATTCTGTAATAAAAAGTCAGGAATATATTTCCAATCATGGCTACTTATATGATAATCATCTTCTGGTTCATTATATTTATATACACCACCTATTGGCAGTGGTAAATTTTGTAATGCAATTATAGGGTTTTGACTCCAAATATAAGGATTTTCATAGGCTAAAGGGTAGAAAGTTTTTTTAACTCTCATATATATAATTAATCTACGAATGTAATTCCTTACAAATCCTCTTAGTCCCGCATCAAATCTTTTATAATAGTCCCTTCTTTCACCTATTGGTATTACTCCAAAATATTCTTGTTTTCTTATCCATATACCTGGCGCAGTGTTATGATCTTGAAAACGAAATAAAAATACTTCAGGATATACTGCTAATTCTAAAATAACTGCAATTCTTCTATAAAAGTTTATTAAATTATCTATAGAGCTCTCTTTATTTTTTGCAAGTCTTAATATTGCGGCACCTATGTACATCAATAATAAATTAATTTTAGGACAGTCTTTTAATTTATTCGTTCCATCTTTAAATTGAGTAAATAATAGGTTATAATATCCAATATTATTATCTAAATGTTCATCATTTTTTAACTCATTATCATATCCGCCTTCTAAAAATGGAAGTGTTTGTGATTTGCTTAATAAAGCTTTTAAAGGTGCATTATCAGGAAGCAACTTTAAACAATCATCTATATTGTCATCTATGTATTGAAAATATTCACAAAAAAACAAAATCCATTCTTCGTCTACTATAGGATATTTTTCTTCTTCATCTTTAATTGCCTTTGAACGATCCAACATTTCTTGCGATGGCTCAGTAGATAAGTCATATCCATCTTTTATAGATGATTTAGCTACTTTACTTGCTGCTACTTTACTTGCTGCTACTTTACTTGCGGCTACTTTACTTGCTGCTACTTTGGTTTTAGGTGCGGGTTTTTTTATTCCTAATGCACTATTTTGTACATTTGCCGATTGCATACTTTATGGTTATTATCTATTAGTATAAGTAGATAATATTTGCAATGGATACATATAAGAAACCATCAATTACCGACTATACAATATATAGTATATCAAAATGCAAATATTGTGTTATGGCAAAGGATCACATTAATAAGCTAAAAGCACAGAAGTGTATTACTATAAATTGTGATAAGTTTATTACAACTTGTAGAGAGCGAGATAACTTTTATAATTTTATAAAACAATATACAATAATCCCATATTTTCATTTTCCAATGATATTCAAAAATGGCAAGTTCATTGGAGGTCTTAAAGAATTATTAGGTCATAATCAAAAACCTCCTGAGAAGACAAAGAAACCTATAAAGAAAAAACAAAGTATTTAAATATAAGATATAATTAATATATATTAATATGATTAAAGTTGATGGAATTATTCTTGTATTAAGTTGCCATAAACATTTAAATACACGCCTTAAACATTTTAGACTTCCTAAAGATAATTATGGAAACTGGAAAGTAATCTATGTAATTGGCGATCTGTTTATAGATGGCGACTATAAACTGGAAGGCAACTTTATGACTATTAAATGCGAGGACTCCTATATTCACTTATTGAAAAAATTAGTAATGACCTTAAAATATCTTTATGAAATTTATGATATAAAGGAAGGCGTCTTGCGATGCGGTGATGACTTAATATTTAATGAAGAATTGCTACAATCCTTTTTGGAAACTCCAAAAAAAAGGCAGTATATCAAGAATTGTGAGAATTATACAGAAGACATTGATTTCTTAGGCAGGTCGCCATCTGGCAAAAGCTTGCTTTCTCATGAAATATCTGATGCTGATATTAAAACAACTACAAATGATAAATTTATGGTAAATTACTATATAGATCATCCTGAAGACTTTGATAATCCATTACATAATCTTAAAGGTGTTGATATTTCTAAATATACTAAGCGTCCTCATATTCCTGTAGGACCCTGTGGTATTATGTATTACCTATCCAATAAATCTTGTAAAATATTAATTGATCATTTGAATAATATTAAATATAATATATTTCATTACGACAAATACACAGATTCATATCCATATACTATTGAGGATTGCGCCGTGTCATATATATTGTATTATAATAAAATAAGTTTTATACATTGGATTAATATGTATCACGATTACCCATACTATAATAATGATGTAATCGCAATTCATACAAATATGAATAAATAAAAGGATATAAGAGGGTTACAGAATAATAGAATAAATACATATAAAATATATGAAGATCAAAGTAGATGGTATTATTCTTATATTAACTTGTCATAAATATCTGGATACACGATTTAAAAAATTTAAACTTCCCAAAGATAATTATGGAAACTGGAAAGTAATCTATGTAATAGGTGATCTTTTTATAGATGATGACTATAAACTTGAAGGAAATTTAATGACTATTAAATGTGAAGATTCGTATTTTCATTTATTGAAAAAATTAGTGCTTGCATTAAAATATCTTTATGAAATTTATGATATTAAGGATGGTGTATTGCGTTCGGGCGATGACTTAATATTTAATGAAGAATTGTTGCAATCTTTCTTGAAAGCTCCAAAACAATACAAAATAAAAAATAATATAGGTGAAATTGATTTTTTAGGCAATTGTTCTACTGGTAAAAGTATGTTTGAACATGATTTTGAAAAATATAAAAATAAAACATCAGCATCTCTGCATTTTGTATATTATTACAAAGATCACCCAGAAGATTTTGACAATCCCTTACATAATATGAAAGACATTGATATTTCCAAATATACTAAACATCCAAGTACCCCTGTATTTATACACGGACCTATATTATATTTTTCTAATAAATCCTGTAAAATATTAATTAATCATATGGAAAATATCAACTATAATATTTTGCATTATGATGAAAAAACTGAATCATATCCATATACAACCGAAGACCTCGCTATAGCATATATATTATATTATAATGGTATTGATTTTATCCATTGCAATAATATGTATTGTAATACTGATCGCACATTCAATCATAATTCTATGGCAATTCATACAAATATGTATAGATAAATAAATATCTATTCAAATATTTTTATCATATAGGTGTCAATTAAATTATATCCAAGTTTTTTATAGTATTCTCTAACACCTGTACCACTAATTATAGCTATCTTTTTATAACCATTAGTAATTGCCAATTCTTCAGCCTTTGCTACAAGTTGCCTACCAAACCCTTTATGTTGCAGAGATCCCTCAATATTATCCCCTACATTACTTAAATTTGAATATACATGTAATTCTCTTATCAAAGCACACCCTTTAATACTTGGTAATACAAGTGAATTACTGACATTATTTAAACGAAGTCGTAAAAAACCTACTAAGTAATTTTTATCGCAATCAGTATCAAAACTAATATGATATTCATCGCCTTCGGAAGCCCTATATTTTTCAATATTTAATTTAATATTATCAAGTGATGCACTGTTTCCTTTAATTTCACGACATCTAATACATTTACATCCCCAATTATTTAACCGCATATCATCTTGCAGCAGTTGCCTCATATTTACAAACTTAGTTGAATAACCACCTTCTATGTAATGTCCTGGAATATCACGAATAATTCTATTAAGTCGCTTATATTTTTGAACTTTCTTTTTAAAATCTTTAATAAGTTCATATAATAACAGGTCATCGTAAGGAATATATGTACCTTCGTCAAACCATTTCTTTATTTTTGTAAAAGGGACTATTGCGGTAGGATATATTTTATACTGATCTACTTGTATTCTTTCGTCATATAATACTTCATCAAGCATTACTTTGTCAATCTCATAAGATGCGCCAGGAAGATTTGGCATAATATGGATGTCAACCTTGTAGCAATTATTTTTAAGAAGTTTAATTGCATCATATGCACATTCTATTGTGTGTCCTCTATTAATTTTTTTTAAAACTGTATTATGAGTATGCTGAACACCCAATTGTATTCGCGTGCAATTATATCGGCGAAAGTTGGCTATCTCCTCAATTGTTATAGTATCAGGTCGTGTTTCCAAAGTTAGTCCAATAATATGGATTTTAGCAGTTTCATTAATTTCTATTTCTTCTTCTAAAGATTTCTTAGGACGCTTTGGTTCACTATCAAAATAAATATTTGCAGAGTAATATAACTCAGTTATAAAGCGATCTTGGTAGTCTCGTGGATATTCACACCAGGTACCTCCTAATACAATGATTTCCAATTTATCTGGTATATGCCCCATTCTAATAAGTGTGGATAATCGCGAGTTCATTTGCTTTATAGGATCAAAATCATTGGCATTTGCTCGCAACACTGCAGGTTCAGAGTATAGATAACTTCTTGGTTGTGCGACCCAATTATTTCCTTCATGGGCTGGCTCATTTGGGCAATATGCACAATCGTGTTTACAAGAAAAACGCGCTGTTTTAACTTTGCCATCTTCATCAATATACTGAGGATGTGCGGATGTTAACACAGTTATTACAAGAACTCCTGAATTTGACTTGCATTTCTTTTTAGTTATTAGATTGCGTAATTGCTGGTTTTCTAAATTAAGATACTTATATATCTTGATAAACTCGGCATTTGACAAAGTATATTTATACTTTTTTTGAATATTCTTTTTAAACTTATCAATATCGCTGGTTGTTTTAAAATTTTCAATATTGTTTTCAAACTCAACAGTTATGCTCTCTTGCAATCCATTAAAAATACTGTTATCCTTATATTCTTTGTGATTATTGCAGTGTATATGTGTATTTTCAATATCTTCAATATCTTCAATATCTTCAATATCTTCAATATCTTTAATATCATTTTGAGAATATGAAAATAAATTAGATACTGTATATGCGGCTGCTTTAAGAATATTCATATTTATGCAAATATTAATATATAAATTAATGCATCAATTTTTATAATAAATTTGTCCTATTAAAGATATCAAAATATAAAAATTGACTTTAAGCTTTGATTGATTACATTAAAGCCAACCAACAAACCAAGCAAATACAAAGACCAAACAAAGACCAAACAAAACCAAAGAAGATCAAAGAAGACCAAACAAGACCAACGCATCAACAAGTATAAACAACAGAAATGTTTACTTTCCCTTATAACTACAACAACCGCGCTGTTGCCCATGACAAGATATATGGAGACTGTGATGTCTACTACTATTCTATGCGTATTCTATGCAATTATCTTTCAAATTTGGAAAAGTATCAGGGAATATATAAAATTGACCTTGATAATTATGATGACATTTATAATTTAGGGTTTAATATCACAAACCGAATTATGGTTGATAAAACAGAGTTGCCAAATGAAACAATTGTATATAAGTTAATTAAGAATTTGAACAGGGAGCATTTCTTGAAGTTTATTAAAGCGTATTGTATAGATAAAGATATTTCATATACTACCAACCTTAATCGCATTGATACAAGAGAGTTCCTTATGTATGCTTGCAGTGAACTTATTGGGGATTATAAAGATGTTATGATTGAAGGATGGATAGGTAATAAATGGGAAAAAGTTCATAGCAAGAACGCTAACATTTACAAAGTCTAAAAGACACAACGCCGCCATCAGACAGCTATCTGGCAGCCATCAGGCAATGTACAGTAATCTCTATGTTATATATTTTTTATTTTTTTAATATTTTTATTACAAATAGGCGTGGGTTTTGGTAATGTTGTAAATAGTTTCTGCATTTTTTTATCAAATCTATTACGAAAAATAATTTCATCTCTGTCTTTTGATTGCATTGCCTCTTTTAATCTTAAAAGCATAAACTTTATAAATTTGGACATCATAAGATTATTTTACTATAATGCATCATTTTTTATATAAATTTAAATGGACTTTGGTTAAATTTTCTTCATATTATTATAGATAATGAATTCATTGCGACCTACAACAGTTAAAAAGAATAGAACCCAAAGAGCAAGATCATATACTGAAGAGGCAAAAATACAAACCCGTGCAAAAGCTATAATTGCAGCAAACACAGCAAACACAGCAAACACAGCAAACACAGCAAACACAGCAAACACAGCAAACACAGAAAATACTGAAAAGAAATCAATAAAAGAAAGAATTAAGGAAGCAATTAAAAGTGTTAAAATATCTATTGTAGGTAAAAAAAATAAATCAGATTTAGTAACTGCAGTAGAAGATGCAGTAAGCAAAAATTTAGACGAATTAGAAGAGAAAGTTTTAGCAGATGTAGAAAAAATTGAAAATAAAAATTCTAATATATCAAGCACCGGAAAAAATACTGACTATTTATATAAAATAGATGATAAGGTTAAAGATCTTGTAATAAATCTACACAAAGTATTAGAATATACTGAATATACAAGAGCATTATTTGGTCAAAAGCCGGAAAATCAAGAACAAAAAAAAGAAAATGAAACTGAAAAAGTAATATTTGCTAAAAAATCCCTAACTGAAGAAGAAAAACAAAATATTTTATTTGAAAAAGTTAATAAACTGATAGAAGTATTAACAATCTATTTGGTAGATGATAAAGAAAAATATATGCTTAAATTTAGTAAAAATAATGACATTCCTATCAAATATACTTTGTCAATTATAGGTTTAGGGATAGATATAAATTATTCTACATTAAAGGATTTATTAAAAATAATATCATCGCGAATTCAAGCTATTATAATGCTTTGTTTTTTCGGCTGTAATGATAATGTTAAAAAAGCTCTTAATAATTTTAAAACAACATACAATGCTAAAATTTTAAATATTAAACAGTTGTATTTAGATTTTTTAAATATTATAAACTCCCATATTACAGATAATAAAAAAATAAAATTCAAGATAAATGATGAAATAACTAATGAAATACCAACAGAAATTTTAACATTATTAAGAGATACATCTGGAGGAAGCAAGAAAAGAAAACCTAAAAAAACTGCTATAAAGAAAAGCAAGAAAATGAAATAAATATAAATTTTTAGCTATAAGAGAATAATGGTGGGATATCTTCTCTAACAACTATTTCATCGTGTGGTTGTAGATACGGCAGTATCTTAATATTGTATTCGTTTGCCCAATTTGCAATTGTCTGCTTGTTAAATAAATATTCATCATCATTGCTACCATCTTCATTAATATACAAAATATCCTTATTATTTATTTTTGTAAAATATGCAAACATATATATATATTACTAATACTTTATTTATATATTTAATGTTCTCGTATTTTTTCGTGGTCTCCCGACACCTCGTAATATCTTAATATCAGCAGTATCCTCAATAATAGATGTTATTTCCTCGTCACTTACAGAAAGAGTTTCAATGTTATTATCATTGTGATCCATTGATATATTATTATGAACATTATTTATAATATTTTCAATATCCGCCGCAGGCTTATGTCTAAGCTCAGTTATATTCGGGGATTGTCTAATATTATTAGATTGCTGAGACATTGATGGCATTGACATATTTGAAACTGGTGAATTTAATGAACTGAAAAGACTGCTTACCATATTAAATAATCCACCTGTACTATCGCTTCCGCTATTGCCGCTATTGCCATAATTATTTAATGGTATGTTTTGTGCTGCTTGCGGTCCTTGACCTGCTTGACCTACTTGAGGCCCTTGTTGATATGGTGAAGTATTACCCATCATATATTGCTTTGCGGCTGCTTGCTGGAACTGTTTCATTAATTCAGGGTCAGACTTCAATACATTCTCAACATTTGGCATAGGTTGCTCTTTGAACATTCTGCTTGTAAGATGAAACATAAATGCACTACCAGATAATCCTATAAACAATCTTAATTCAGGTGCCATCTTTTTACCGGTTGCCTTGTATTTATAATGCAATTCTTCAAATATATCATCATAATCATTAATATTCTCATTAACCTGTTCAGACCATCCATCTAATTTTATTGCAAAAGGATCATATCTGCTATTCATATACTCTGTACCCGAAATAAAGGCCATTAACATTTTTTGCTGAAATCTCACACTACCGTCAAGTTCCTTTTCACGAACTAAGCGATTATATTCTGTTCGCATTTCTTCTATATCCGAATTCATATTGAATTTAAATGGAATTTTGAAACCCTTTGATTCTAACCTGTCTAATTGATAAATAATTTCTCTTTTCTCATTTAGTTCATTTAAAATTATATCCTTAGCAGATAAATGTCTATTCTTTGACCCTCCGCCCCTACTATATTCTCCTCCTTCTTCTTCCTCTTCATATTCTTCGCCATCATCATCTTCACCATCTTCTTCTTCATCATCGTCATCTTCTTCATCATCGTCTTCGTCATCGTCTTCATCTTTATATTTTTCTTGTTTTTTATATTTATTTGTTATATTAGAGCTACTGCCCTCGTGTCCATCACGCCCCCCACGGCCCTCGCGGCTCTCGCGACCGTCGCTACTATGTTTTTTATTACTTGAACTACTTGCTACGCTACTATAATCACTTTCTTCATCATATTTAGATTTTTTTACGACATTTGGGGCACTCTTATTTTTATAAATGTTTTTCATATTTTTCATATAGTCACTCTTATCATAATCACCATTAACAGAACTTGCACGAGATGAAGAACGAGATGATGACCGCGATGACATAGATATAACATCATTGCTTATCTTATTCTTATTAAATAATACATCTTCACTCATAAAGTTATTTTGATTTACTCTATTCTGCTTATTTGGTATATTAAAGCTCATCTGTTTATTATTAAATGTGTCTCTATTTAATTCAATTAAATCATCATTTATATTATTAAGATTTAATGTTGTCATATTATATATTTAATTGACTATCAATTGTTTATATAATATTAATAATTTTTAATTGTTTATAAATACGCGCGTATAATGAATAGTTTTTATTTTCCTTGCTGTAATATGCAAGTATTTATCCACATATTAAAAAATGCTCTGCTTGTATCCTTATTTTTTTCTGGGTGAAACTGAACACCCAGTATATTTTTATCGCGATTATATGCGATGATTATTTTATTTTTAAATTTCTTAATAATTTTGAAAGTCTTTGGAACCTTTTCTATATAATCTTTATGAATTAAATAATACCTACTTTTAGGAATATAAAATGGACGAGGTATACTTAAACTCACAAAATACTTATTATAACCATTTGTAAAAGATTTAATATAACTCTTCTTATATTGATAAATAAAATACTGGAACCCATAACATATCGCTAATATAGGAATATTAGAATTTATAATACATGGGTCTATAATTGCATGGTCTTTTTTCTTCACAAAATAATCAGAGCCCGATAATATGATCCCTCTTATTTTCTTTTTTTCTAAAGTATCCTCAATACCTTTTGTATCATCCCATTTTTTAAATATTACTTTGTTACCAGAAAGTCCATACAATATATTTTTTTTAAATTTCTTAAATTCTGATATATCTTTGTACATATTGACTGCTAATAGTCTCATTAAACAAATACTATATAATACTATATATACTAAATATATATACTATAATCACCAACATATATAAAAGTATATCAACATATTAACATAAATATGAAGATTCTTTTCTTTGGCTGCAGAGGATGGATTGGGAAACAATTTGGACAATACTTAAATGACAATGGTATCACTTACATTGGCACTGATGTGCGTGCAGATGATGAGAAGGCGGTTGAAGCAGAAATAAAATTATATTTGCCTACGCATATTATTTCATTTATTGGAAGAACACATGGGGCTGAATATAATACAATTGATTATCTGGAATTACCAGGGAAACTTAATGATAATATTAGAGATAATTTGTATTCTCCTCTGATACTTTCTATTCTATGTGAAAGATACAACATTCACTATACATATTTAGGAACTGGATGTATATTTAGTAGCGACGATCCTACAAAAACCTATATTGATGATGATGAACCTCCTAACTTCTTTGGATCATCTTACTCTATTGTCAAAGGATTTACAGATAGACTTCAGCATATGTATTCCAAAAATACGCTAAACTTGCGTATTCGTATGCCTATTGTTAATTTTGAACATAATAGAAACTTTCTAAGTAAAATTTTTAAATATAGTAAAATATGTTCTATGCCTAATTCTATGACGGTATTAGAAGATATGTTTCCTGTAATAATGGATATGATTATTAAAAAAACTACAGGAACTTTTAATTTAGTTAATAAAGGACTTATTACACATAATGAAATTTTAGAGATGTACAAGGATAATATAGATAACTCATTTAAATGGGAAAACTTTAGCATCACAGAGCAGAATGCAATCTTATTATCAAAGCGCTCAAATATACAATTGTCAACAGATAAACTATACTCATTATACCCTGATATTCCTGATATTAAAACATCAGTTGAAAAGTGTATTAAAGAATATCATTGTAAATTATAAATCATAAATAATAAAAATAAATATGTTACATTGGAATGTAAAAATTAAATATTGTTAATTGTTAAATATATTAATTATTTAATTCATAAGAATAAGTAAGTAAAATTGTTTTTCTAAATACTAAAGATCTTCTCAAATCTGTTAATATAATCTTCAATAGACCCATTATTAATCATTATAATATCATAGGGTATTTTAGTATATTCTAATTCTGATATATGAGGCTCCTGTTCTTTTACGCGATCTTTAGAAGGTCTTATAACTCTAATAATCAAAATATCTCTAATACTAATTTTTGAAATATTTAGTAATCTTTCATATTCATGAATAAATCTAAGGTCACTAATAACAAACCTCCTATCGTCTTCTGCATTATTGATATGATTTACCAAAGTATTCGCAAAGAAGTTCCTCTTTATATTCGGCAATAATTCCTGTATTTTTTCTTGCATCATTTCTGTACCGAAAAATTGTAATGCAGCTCTCGGCGTAATACCCCATCTTTCATCAATAATATCTTTTTTATCATTGCCTATGTCTTCGCCAATTCCCACTTGGTCATCATCAAAATTAAATAAACCTTTTACTGCAACTTTTAAAGGTTCCGCAAAAGCAATCCGAGTATAATTATATTTTTTTACTAAGTGTTCTGCTAATACATCTTTGCCACTTCTTTTAGCTCCACAAATAGCAATAATTTTTGGAATATTAGACATATTTTAAAGTTTGTATAGTGTTATATTGTTATTATTATAAGATTAATTAATATATCATTTTTTTATATAGTAAATAAAAATAAAAATTGATATTTAAGAATTATTTAGTAAATACAATTACTAATAATGTTTTCTAATCATTGCTGGGATGTTCTGGATATTTATTTCCAAAAGGGTGGTTCCCCCGAATCATCTAATCCACTCGTAAAGCATCAAATTGATAGTTATAACAAGTTTATTGATAATACTTTAGGGCAAATTATTGGTGGTTTTAATCCTATCAAGGTAAAAATCACAAATCAAAAAGCCGAATTGCCTGATAACACCTATAATATTTCAATCAATATCCTTCAACCCAGCATTGTAAAACCCAATTATCAACTTCAAGATGGTACCCAAAATATCATGACGCCTTATATTGCTCGTATGAATAATATGACATATTCAAGTGGTATATATGTAAATGTTCATATCTCCACAGAGATTACAAACAAGAATGGAATGACCGAAAAGTTTGATAAGACTGTTAATGGCGTATACATTGGAAAAATTCCCATTATGGTTCGTTCTAAACTTTGCGTTCTCAGCCAGATGCAAGGAATTTGTGAAGAAAACAAGAACGAATGTATATATGATTTCGGCGGCTACTTCATTGTTAATGGAAATGAAAAAGTTTTAATCTCTCAAGACCGTATTAATGAAAATAAGGTTCTTGTTTTCCATCCTAACAATAATGCCGAAGGTCTATATGCAGAAATTCGTTCTATGTGTGATTCTTCATATCTTCCGCCAAAAACTACTTGCTTGAATATGAGCGGTAAGTTAAATCATATGGGGCGCATTATTCGTATCAATACATCATTTATCCGCTCTGAAGTTCCTATCTTCGTGATATTTAGGGCGCTTGGGATTATTAGTGATCGCGAAATTATAAATCATATTGTATATGATACAGACAGTGAGAAAAATCAGCGTATTATTAATGAACTTATGGCGTGCTGTGAAGATGCCTGTGATATCAATACACAGGAACAAGCAGAAAATACTCTTATTAAGATTATGATTGGTGTTAACAAAAACAATGATCATGAAACTAACAAAGCACAGCTTCATAATAATCTTACAAATGATTTTCTCCCTCATGTAGGCAAATCTTATAGACGCAAGGCTTTGTATGTAGGCTATATTATTCGTAAAATGATTCGCATATATTTAGGATATGATACTTACGATAATCGCGACTCCTATATTAATAAGCGCGTTGATACACCTGGCGTCTTGATGAGTAATTTATTCAGACAATGTTATGGCAAAATGACAAAAGAGCTGAAGATTGCAATTGAGAAGGAGCTTAATTTGTGGCGCGGTAATGCAAATATCCCTATATCTAATATCATTTCAGATATCAGCATTCATCGGTTTTTCAAGCAATCGCTGCTTGATTCGTGGATTAGATATTCGCTTTCTACAGGAAACTGGGGTATTAAAAGTATTGGTACATTTCAAAATATCAAGCAGGGAGTATCACAAGTTCTCAATCGTATGTCTTATGCAAGCACACTATCGCATATGAGACGCATTAATACTGCAATGGAGAAGAATGGAAAACTCGTACAACCACGCAAATTAGATAATTCACAGATTGGTATGATATGTCCCGCAGAAACTCCTGAAGGTAGCTCAGTAGGTCTTGTTAAAAATATGGCTCTTAGTACAAATATCTCAATTGCAATGAATAGCACGCATATCCGCAGAATTTTAGTAAATCTCGGTGTAATTGTCTATGATGATACATATAATATGGCAAATCCAGACAAATCTCCTATTGATTATTTGAAGAATATGGGAAGCGAAGATAATGTGTATATTATGGTTAATGGCGATATCATCGGATATTATACTAATCCTGATAAATTATACTTGACCTTAAAACATTATAAGCGCAGTGGCATCATTTACCCGATGACTTCTATTGTGTGGAATATACAAAAGTCATGCATTATCATTAGTACTGAAGCAGGACGAATGTATAGACCGCTCTATATTGTTGATATTGAACCAGGAACAAACAAGCGTGTATTGCGGATTGATAGAGTATTAAAAAGAAAGAATATTAGTTGGAAAGAATATATTGCAGATAAACACTTTGATTACTTCATAGTTCCAAATGAAGTATCTAAAGATCAAGACGACCCAGATAGTTATTTGGATGAAGAGGGGTTTATTGAATATATGGATTGCGATGAGATTAATTCGGCGATGATTGCTACATTCCCCATAGATTTGGAGGAAGGAATTAAGGGAACTGCACTACCGCCATTATATACTCATTGCGAAATTCACCCGAGTTTAATGAATGGTATCTTGGGTGTTAATATTCCATTTAGTGATCATAATCAATCACCAAGAAATTGCTATCAATGCGCGATGGGCAAACAGGCATTGGGTGTATATATGAGTAATTTCAATAAACGCATAGATACAATGGGGAATATTTTAAATTATCCTCAAAAATCTCTTGTATATACAAAATTATCAAAATATACAATGGCTCATAAATTACCTTCAGGTGTTAATGCGATTGTTGCGATTATGACACATACTGGTTTTAATCAAGAAGATAGTATTATGGTCAATCAATCAGCTCTTGATAGAGGATTATTTACAAGCACCTATTACAAAGCTATGCGTGATGTATGTAATAAAAATCACAGCACTGGCGAAGAAGAAATATTCACAAATCCTACTAATATTTCTTCTCAAAAACCATACTCATATGTTAAGTTAAATGATGACGGCTTTGTATCTAAAAATACATATGTCAATGGCAATGATGTAATTGTAGGCAAAGTTATGCCCAAGAAGGCAAATGGTGTAATTACATATCAAGATAGCAGCCTAACAATGAAAGCAAATGACGATGGATATATTGATATGAATTATAATGGTGTTAATAGTGAAGGCTATAAGTTTTGTAAAGTGCGTATTCGTAAAAATAGGAAGCCTGAGATTGGTGATAAATGCGCCAGCTGTAGTGCACAGAAAGGAACTATTGGAATGATCTATAGACATCAAGATATGCCCTTCACAAAAGATGGTATCGTTCCGGATATTATTATGAATCCGCACGCAATCCCGTCGCGTATGACAATTGCACAATTAATGGAATCTATTATGGGAAAAGCTTGCTGTCATATTGGGGCTTTTGGTGACTCTACACCATATACTGATTGTACTGTTGAAGGAATCACAAAAGTTCTTGAAATGTCAGGAATGGAAAAATATGGAAATGAAATATTATATAATGGGCGAACAGGTGAGCAAATACACACTGATATATTTATCGGCCCTACATATTACCAGAGGTTGAAACATATGGTGTCTGATAAAATTCATTGCCTCACTGAAGATCATGAAGTGTTGACAAATGATGGCTGGAAGTTTATTAATAATATATCTGTAGATGATAAGGTTGCAGTTCTTAAAGATGACAAATTAGTTTATGAAAATCCTATGGAAGTTCATAAATATCCTGAATATTCTGGGGTAATGTATAATATCAGTAATTCACAGATTGATTTGAATGTAACTTGTGAACACAAGATGTATGTAACTGCAAATAATCAAGATTACACATTAGAGAAAGCTGTTAATATTATTGGAAAATATGTAAGATATAAAAAGAATTGTGTATGGGACGCACCCGACTATCAGTTTGTTATTCCTGATAGTGATAAGGAGATCAATATGGAGGCATGGTTATTATTCTTTGGTAAATGGATTGCGAGTGATTGCGATAATAAAGTTTTATATCAGTTTGGTTCTCATTATAACATTGACGATACCAAAAATATTACAGAGTATCTTTGTAATAATATGTATACGGATACATTGCGTATACCTGAATGGGTTTGGAAGTTGAGTAGTAAGCAAGTAAAAATACTTATGAAGTCAATGATTGCAACTGATATTGCATTAGGACATTCTAAATATGATAATATGTTCTGTACTCCTTACGAAAGCTTAGCAGATGATATGATGAGGCTATGTATTCACGCAGGATGGAGCGGTATCAAAAGTCTTTGGAAAGAGAACATTTGGAAAATCACTATAATTAAAAGGAAGAATAACCCCTATGCGAATGCTAATAATATTAAGCAAGAGAAGCTACATAATGAGCGCGTCTATAACTATACAGGAGCTGTATATTGCATTAGTGTATCTACCGAAATATTTATGGTTAGGAGGAATGGCAAATCAGTATGGACGGGAAACTCGCGAGGATCTAATGGTCCAATTGTAATGCTTACAAGACAACCAAGTGAAGGACGCGCGAGGTCTGGAGGATTGCGTTTGGGAGAAATGGAAAGAGATTGCTTTATTGCTCATGGAACATCTAATTTCCTTGCCGAGAGGATGTTGCATGTATCAGACAATTATAGGGTATTCATTTGTAAAAAATGCGGGATGCATGCGAATGTTAATACAGATAAAAGTATCTATAGTTGTAAATACTGTAAAAATAATACTGATATTGCACAGGTCAGGATGCCATATGCTTTTAAATTGCTAAATCAAGAGTTATATACTATGAATATTATGATGAGATATGTATGCAATTAATATATATAAAACAATAGACCTATTTAGAATATATAGATTTAATGAAAATATATAATATTTGTGTAAAAATATTTGTATTATTTTTTATATTTTATTCTGGCAAATGCGATAACAACACACCATTACTAAATAACAAGATCTGTAACCAGATAAATGATAATAAATATATTCCATTTAAGAGAAGGTTAGTATATTATAGCTGTAAACATAGAGGTACGCATAGAATAAAGAGGTTTCATAATCCATACGCAGTACTTGCTAAAGATATATTAAGAAAATATGTATATATATGTAATATTGTGGTGATATATATAATTTTATATAGTTTATAATAATAGAGATGTTGGGGG